ACCAACAAGCCGGTGTACGTTGCACAGAAGCCCGGTCGAGACATGCTCGATATGGACCACGTTGACAAGAACGGAAAGTCCGATGCAGTCATGGAAATGATTGCAGGCCGAGGGTTCCTCAAGGGCTCAGGCAAATGGATAACCTGGCGTAAGTGATTGAAAATACAGGACTTATAACCCTGTACTAGAGTTGGGAGGTGCACGAACACCTCCCTGCTCAACCTTTTCGTGGAGGAATCAATGTTTGGAATAATTTACAGAATTACCAATGCCGAAACAGGTATGGAATACGTAGGACAAACCGTGCAATCCCTTAGAGAACGCTGGGTAGAGCACATGTCTCATGCTCGGCAAGTAAAAAGCCAATCCTATATGTCTCGGGCTCTTAGGAAGTACCCGATTGAAGCATTCGTTGTAGAGTCGATTCACGAGTGTGAATCCCAAGAAGAACTGGATTTTGTAGAAACCTTCTACATTTCCCTACTCAACACTAAGGCTCCCAATGGGTACAATTTAGCAGACGGCGGTGGAGGAGTTTCTGGGTGGCAGAATGGCAAAGGAAATGTGCCCACCGAAGAGACGAGAAAAAGACTCAGTGAGGCTGGAAAAGGCAACACAAATGCCTTGGGTAAAAAGTATTCAAAAGAGTTTTGTGAAAAGATTAGCGTAGCCTTGAGTAAACGGGTGCGCAAGGAAGAATCGTATAACACTCCGAAATGTCTAGAGAAAAGAAAGAACTATAGACATGGGAAGGAAGCAAGGGCCGCTATTAGCGCAGGGCTTAAGGGAAAACCTTGGTCTGAAACAAGGCGCGCGGCACAAAGAGTTTAGAACTGAACTAAACATCATGTACTTTCTGATTGGTCCCTACAAGACGATAAACTGGAGCAGAAAGTGCTTGATGCACAATTTGATGGCTCAGCACGGCACTACGGAAACCTCAGAATTTTTCGTAGGTGACTATATATCAAAGGAAATAATTTTATATGGCACTATTAGAGGCTTAACAACAGTGGGCCTCATTAAATTCAACCTGATTGACTCGAACGCTGAAATGCCAACGAGGGCGAACCTGCAAAGGACGCTGAGAGACTAAGCGGTTGAACTCCTACGGGAAGATGCAATAGTCCGAACTCACGGGAACACAACTGTGAGAGGTTAGCAGAAATGACTAACCCGTACGTAATACGTAACAACATGGCTGTTGAAGCAGTCGAACTAGACGCTACCCAATAGCAAAGGCGTCTACAATTCCTTATTGAAAAAAGTTTGCTAAGGAAATCCCTAAACAAAATTGGGGATTAAAAACCCACTCTGATTGACTTGAAACCTGAAACGGCAACAAGGGGCAAGCGAAAGCAGCCTGAGAGACTAAGCGAGAGGGGCGTCCACAAGACGCATGCGATAGTCCGTTCTCATGGGAACAACAACCATGAGAGGTTGACGGAAACGATCAACCCAGAACACAGTAACAAGTAAGGATTTGGTTTTCCATGGCACAACCGCCTATAGCCTTTTCAAGGCAGAAGCAACATCTATCCCCGTGTCCAACCAGTCAAACGCTGGTGGCACCGTCCGTGCATCATTCCGTGTGCCTTTCCGTGTGCAGTCCGGCGCGGCAATCTCACAAGGAACTGGTAACGCTGACGCTATGGGCCGTGGCACTGGCTCGCAGTGGGCATCGTTCGCGCTGGCACCCGTTTATCTGTTCAACGTGTAAATTTCATGCGCGTTTAAAAGTTGTCCGTATCGGTGAAACCCTAGCATTTCATGAGGTAAATATGAGTGTAGAAAATACCGAGGTAAGAAGTCAGAGTTTATCAGAGTTGCAAATTGGATACCTCGCAGGAATCATGGACGGAGAGGGATCAATCACTTTCGTGTACCATAAGTGCAAGACGAATGTGAATGTTCTGTATTCTCCTGTCGTGTATATATGCGCGGTGGCAAACTCCAATCCACTGATAATCCAAGCTGTCGAATCTCTTTTGAAGAACCTTCCTATTAGGTACAAAGTGTACTCACCTAAGCAGGAATGGAACAAGAAAGCAAAGAAGAAACCGTACGCCATTCATTTGATGGGTATGAATTCTGCTAAGCATTTCTTAAACGTCATCTGTAAGCACCTCAATGGCAAGAGGCAGCAAGCGGAGTTGGTACTTGAGTATCTGGAACGCAGAGAAGAAGGTCAACGAGTAAAATTCATGACGGAGAGAGATTGGCAAATCATCCACACTGTTCGAAATATGAACAGGAATTATGGTGCTGACTTTACCGTAGAGACTAAACGACAACCTTCGCTAACGGGCGAAGAAGTTATAGTCCGAACTGTATAGTGATGTACAGAGGGAGCAGAAATGCACTCCCCGAATGTCATTACTTATTTTTAAGTGATTACATTTAGTAACAATTTGGTGAAATCTCGTGGTTAGCTCAGGCTTCCACGGATAGCAAGCAGAAGGGTCTTTTTGCCGTTAAGTCCAAAGCTTTGGCGGCTGTTGCAGGCAAATAAAAGCAACAAAAATTCGCTATATCGGGGAACCTCTGGTATACTATGATTAGTAAATCAGACAATCCCGAGGGAAGATAGTAATGACAAAACAGTCGAAGTTTTCGTACCTAGCAGGTTTCATGGATGGGGAAGGTTCCTTCTCTATCGTCAAAACCTTCTCTGTTCAAAGAAAACGGGACGGAAGTAAGCAGAAATACGTAACCTACAAATGTATGGTTTCAGTCACCAACACACACAAAGGTGTTATGGATTGGATCGCCAAGACTTTTGGTGGAAAAGTTCTCACGGGCAACAATGAGAACAGAAACCCCAAGTACAAGACTAGGTATTCGTGGTTCAGAACGAGCCACGAGGACATTGAAAAATTTACGTTAGGAATTCTGCCTTACCTCATTGTTAAAAAGGAACAGGCACTAGTGACTTTAGAGTTCTGCAAAACGTATCAAGCAGAGCGTATAGGCACAGCCCTGAACCCAGAAGTGCAAGTTAAGAGAGATGAATTGAGGAAGAAAATGATGTCCCTTAATGGAGTTTACTCTGGCGCTTCTACTAGACCCGTAGAGACTACACGCGAGACCCCTCAAATAGAGGGTGATGATATAGTCCGAACTGCATAGTGATATGCAGAGGGTTGGCAGAAATGCCCAACTTTTGTCAGAAGAATGTACACAAACTTCTTTCAAATAACAAATTGTAAAGCACAGGAAATGAAGAACTCTCTCGACGCCGCAATGCAGGGCATAGAAGGGCTCATCAACTCAGACGGGTCTGGTAAACAAACAATCTGCCTGACCTTATAAACATGTAGAGAATTCGGTGAAAACCCTTAGGGGCAATACCGAGCCGCTCCTCGTATCTGGGGAAGGTGTAACGACTATCCCGAAAGGGAGTAGGGAACAGTGTTCCCGAAGCACTACAACCTTTATGAAAAACTCAAATGAAATACTCTGGTCGTATCTGGCTGGGCTGTTCGATGGTGAAGGCACCGTCTGCATAAGCACCAGTCACAACCGAAACAATACAGCTATTTTCCAGATGAATGTGAAAGTGGCTAACACTAAGTTGGAACTGATGCAGTGGCTGATTAAAAACTTCGGCGGGTTTTACTCGGTGAGTCAAGCTAAATGCGAAGGAAATAATAGAGCTACTCAATATGCGTGGATGCCTAAAGGCAAGAACAATCGAATAGAGGTTCTAGAAAAAATGCTGCCATACTTGGTTATAAAAAAGCAGCAGGCTCTTATTGGTTTGGACTTTGAAAGAGTGTATGAAGGACGAAACGGATGTCAGCCGGGACTAAAACTGACAACCGACAGTCCTATCTACGTTGAAGCCCACGCAAAGAGGCTAGAATTAAGAGATCAGCTCGTAAAGCTGAATCGTAAAGGTAAGATATAGTCTGAACTCATAGGCAACTATGAGAGTGTGCGCGGAAACGGCGCATGCGTAACAGTATTGATGATTGACCAGATCCCCGCCACAGCAACCTTCGGTACAGGTACTGGTGCACAGACGGCCAGCATTGTTGGCATGAACGTCGCAGTGGCGTTCAGCGATCAGCAAGTGGTTTCGTTCTACACCGTTGGTGGCGTGAAGCGTGTCGGTGGTGGATACACATCGGCAACGATCTCGTACGTTGACGGCCCTTCGAACACCCTGTGGTTCAGCACCCCGCTCCCGACCGATCTCGCAGTCACCGACTACGTGGTTGTGAACGGTGCAACATACGGAACTGGCGCGTCCGTCCTCGGCATCAAAGCTTGGGATGTGAACTCCAACTCCGGTACCATCGCGGGCTTGAACCGCGCGTCTTACCCCGGGCGTCTGAGCACACCGACGATTAACCTCAACGGCGCTGCGATTACACCGGGCATCGCACAGCGTGCAGAAGTCTTGTTGGGACGCGCACTCGGACCCGATGCAGACTCTATCAAGAGCGGCATCTGGTACGGCCCGCCTGAGCAAGCTTTCGCACAAAGCAACTTGATGTACAACGTTCAGATCGTGAACGCACAGGAAGTCAAGGGCGACAAGACGATGGACATGGCCCGCAAGTATTTCAGTGATACTTTCGGCGGCAGGAAATATCACAAGTCTTGGACGGCGATCAACAACCGTATGGACTTGCTTGTACTAGACAACTGGTACATTGGGGAATTGTCTCCCCTTGAGCTGTATGATTTCGGTGGTGGCAACGTCGTTGCTCCCGTGCCGGACATCAGTTCAACCACTGGTACCGCGAGTTACTTGACCTCGCACATGTTCGCATATAACACCTGCTTTTCCACAAAGGTTGGAGCAGTATAAACCCCATCTGATTGACTCGAACGCTGAAATGCCAACGAGGGCGAACCCGAAAGGGACGCTGAGAGACTAAGCGATAGGGCACCGAAAGGTGATGCAATAGTCCGAACTATACGGGAACAATAACCGTATGAGTGCAACAGAAATGATTGCACCACGCATAGCGTGTAACAAATATGTAACCTTGCGAACGCGGCTCCGCGCGCCGGTCTATACATCCAAAACGCGGCAGTTCCCACTATCTGATTGATTCTAAAGCGGTTAGATGGGCAGTGTTTAGGGTTCTCTGCAGGGAATCCTTGGGTTGGAAGATTGCTGCAGCTTTCTTCCTTCTCAAAACAATTTGTGCCAGGGCGACGGCCATGGCACCGTATGGGAGCAGCCTCAATCTGCTCCCATACACTCTATTGAGGAGAGAATATGCCATACAAAAACAAAGCAGATGCCAACGCTGCAGCACGTAGACGTTGGAAAGAAAACCCAGAAGCACGAAGGAAGCAAAAATCTGCTACACAAAAGTGGCAGGATGATAACAAAGAGCGCTGGAATGATTACAGAAACAAATGGATGAAGACTGACAGGGACGAAAACATAGAAGTTCGTAGAGCTTATGAATTCGCCCGAGAGATGAAGAAGTACGGAAAATCTATAGAGTGGTACAGGGACAAGCTCGTTGAGCAGCTTGGAGTCTGCGCAATGTGCGGGCATTTCAATCACTCTCAGCGTGGAGAACTGCATAGATTGCAGGTTGACCACGATCACGGATGTTGCGACAAAAGAACCCATAGTTGTGGTGAGTGTGTCAGGGGGCTTATTTGTGAGAAGTGTAACCTGAGGCTTGCCCCAATTGAACTTCTGCTTTCCGAGTTCCCCTTCGAGAGACAGGATCAAGCGGAGATTTACCTAAGAAATTCAGTGCGTCAAGACTCATGGACGTACCGAGCACTAAAATACCTCAAGCAGTACACCGCCTAATGGCGAAGGAGACTCAGCATGCAGAAAACGTATGAAGAATATCTAGAAGCTACAAAACAGTTTCTAAACGGCAAAGACTTGCCACAAGAGATCAGTCTTTTGACCAAAGAAGAATGGGAAGAAACCTTTGTAGACGCAGGAGATCGCCCGCTCCAGCCCCAAGCTTAGGCGCAGGCGTATAACACAGGCGTACGGGGCCGGGTTCTTGGGAACCGATGCCCCTCCCTGTGACAAATTTTACCCCTTACTCAGAAGGAGACTCAGAATGCTTCAGTATTTGACACCAGCAGCAATTTTTGTGGTAGGACTCATCATCGTCTTCTGGCCTATGAAGACAGCAAGGACTTGTAGTGAACTTCCTAAAGAGCATTATTGGACAACCATCATAGAAAATAATGTTGAGGCAATACTGAAAGACTTGGGTGCAGAGGTTGAAGGCACGCTTTTCCCTACGAACGAGGAAGACGCTCGTGAGATGTATCTCAGGTGGTGTAAGAAATTGGAAGAGATTGAAGCCAAGAAAGAAGAACCCTTAGGAGACTCAGAATGGAAACAGGAATAGGCGATAGACTCGCGCGTGGGTGCCCAACGGCACAATTTGCAGGTGCGAGCAGCAACATTACGGACTTTGAGAACGACTTCATCTACATGGAAGTCGAAAAAGTGATGGAAAAGTACGGACTCAGTCAAGCAGAATTTGACTTATATCACGCGCAGCGTGAAAGTGGTGATCGTCTACCTGATTTGACTCCCGTAGCGCTCCAAGTAGGGCTGGATGCGGGGTTTTCCGTAGCAGATCACCGTCATAACTACTTGTCAGAAACTACAGTGCCTGCTCCAGTGAGGGCAGAGGCCCCTAAGAAGTACCCAGAGCCCACATACGGCACGGCTCGGCCTATTTTGGACCGAATTTTGGTCATGCGTATCTCAGACGACCCCGATACTGAGCTTTTAGAGGATGGATCGACCAGAAATAAGAAATCTGGACTCATCACAGCCGCAAAATATCGTCAGCACAGCAACGTGGGCCTAGTTTTGGCTGCGGGGGGCTTTGTAGTCCTAGGGGGTCTCAGGATTCCCATGGAAGAGCTGATAACTCCTTTAGATAAAGTGATTTACGGCGACTATAATTCGGAGTGCTTTCCAATGGACAAAAATAAGGTGGAAGCGCTCTGCGATTCTCTCGGAGTAAACTACGTAGATGACCAACAAGGGCTCAGGATCGTCCGAGTCCAAGATGTGAGAACCGTAGAAAAGCCGGTGAAGAAATGAGGGAACGATTCTGCATAGCTACTGGTTGCAAAAAGGTGAATGTGTCCAAAGGTTATTGCATGAAGCATAGGCGTCAAATTCTAGGCCCATTCCCATCAGACTCTAAAGAGTCCAAAGTGAAATCAGACACTCGCATGAAGAGGCGAAAGGGAATGCCAATTTTCAAGGCGGAAAGAAACGCTAGAAGTCTAGAATATAACGCCAAAGTTAAAGGGAGAGCCCTGTCCCACTACAGTAAAGATGGCATCATAAAATGCCAAGCAGAAGGCTGTGAAGTAAACGACCCAGATATGTTATCTCTTGATCATATCAACAATGATGGGGCTAAAGATAGAAAGCTCGGTAGGGGATACGCAGGTGTAGCTCTCTACGGAATGCTTGAGAGAGAAAAGTTTCCTGAAGGGTTTCAAACTCTTTGCTTTAATCATCAAAGCAAAAAAGAGTTGGAACGAAGAAGGGCCCACGCGTTGTCTACTATCATTCTTTCCTACTTGGTTCCTACCATGTTCTTTACTTCGTACGGAAAGGATTTGCAATGTCAGACTCAGAGTTAATTCAGCATCCTTATGAGAAGTTCTGGGACGAACCCGCACAGATAACCCGTAGGGAGTTGCAGAAAATCTTCAATAAACTTGCTGCCAACGACGCGGAACTGATGGGAATGTGTGATACCGCCGCATTGCTTATAAACTTCATTCTAGAAGTTAAATTTGGCATGAAAGACAGAGAAGATCTTGATGTCTATGTTGAGGCTAAGAAACTTCAACTTGCAGAGGCCCGTGCTAAGATGAAGGCTGCGGAGGCTCCCAGTGAGCAACCCTCGTGATTCCTACCAGCAATACACTTGTGATGAGTTCAATGAGAGATTACGAGAAGTTGGAGGAATCAACAAGTATGATGAAAACAACTTCTACGTTTGCTGGGGCCAAGGCGGTGAAGATAAGTGTCTATACCGAGCAGGAGGCTTGTGGGACAACCCAGACGGACCTAGTTTCAAAGGGTACAGAGACCTCTTGGTCGGGGGCGGCACAGAAAGTTGGATACTTTTGCAGTGGCATGACGCCATTGAGTTTGGAACTCCCGAGAGTTTCTATGTATCCTGCCACGACGATGATACGGGACTCTCTGATCTTGGAGAGTACTGCTATAGCGGAAAGTATGTCATGCTTTATAATATGTGCTGGCGCGATATGTCTTCTGGAAAGATGAAGATTGAAGCCATGCCGCTCAATAGTTTTATCTTAGACACCGTTGTCCCCATTATTTTGGAAGCCCGGGACATTTCTTGGGAGAAAACTCAGGCGGCACTCAAAGGTCTCAAGGAAAAAGAAGATCAAGACGACATAAACATGGTGGAGGACGCCATGAGAGACGCTTCGGTGGCTTTCAAAGGTCCAGTATCGTATGCAAGACAAGGTTGCCGCACGCATTTCCTAGATAAGAAAGTAGAATCAATGACTCGGAACTGGAATCGCATGGTGACGAATGCGAAACAATTAGGAAGGGGTCTTAGTAGCCATACTGTTGACCCAACAATTTAGGAGGACTCAGATTGCCGTATAAAGACCCAGCGAAACAGGCAGAAAGCCAAAGACGCAGATATTGGGCTAACCCAGAACAGAGCAGAGAACGCGGTAGAAAGTATACAAAACTCTACGGAGAAAGACATCCAGAAAAGTTGAAAGAAGCAGCATTAAAGCGCTCACCTATAGAAATAAAAGAGACTCAGGCAAGGTGGCGTGAAAGAAACAAAGAAAGAAAGAGTGCACAAGTTGCAAAGTGGAAGATAGACAATCCTGACAAAGTTAGGGCACTTTACCATAAGCGTAGAGCACAGAAGACTCAGGCTGGTGGCTTTTTCACCTCTGAAGAATGGTTCCTTTTGTGTTTTGCTGTGGGATTCAGGTGCTTGTGCTGCGGTTTGAAAAAGCCTTTAGAAGCAGACCATGTGGTCCCAATTTCTAAAGGTGGAACAAGTTGGCTGTGGAACATTCAGCCGCTGTGCGAATCCTGTAACACTAAAAAGCACTGCCAGATCATAGATTACAGAGACTCAGAGCAGAACTCAGTTGGCGCTAATGCGCCGGAAAAGGAAATAAAAAATCTATGGAGCCTACCCTTACCTCGCCAGTACATCGCTCAGACCTTAGCGAAAGCATGACCAAGGCCAACAATCGGAACTTCAATTACACCATGCAGGACTACCTCTACAGCCGCAAGCCTGATTTCTGGGTTTACCTGTACAACGTGTCCGAGCAGTCGTTTGATGTGTTCCGCCCACCGCTATTTGCCAACATCCATATCCCGGGGCGTACGCGTGGGGAAACCTATACGACTGCGGCTCGCCTGCCGAGTCCTTTGCTTGCCCCTCAGGGCAGCGTGGACACAGACGAGATTGCCACACAACTTCTGGATACACGCAGGGTACTCATGGATGTTGTAAATCCAGACAATCTAAGTCTGGATCAGAACTCAGTCGTCGCAAAGCCGACGAACATTGGGAATAACCTCAGCCAGCGTGGTGTGTTCTGGTCTCTAAACAACCCACCGACCGAGCAGGAGATCAAAGAAGCCACTCAGCGCATGGAAAAGCATTTCAATACTGTGCTTGAGAAGATGAAGGCACTGGAAACCTCGGACCCCAAGGGTTTGCTGGAGGCTTTGTCCCCCGAAGCGCACACAGCCGCTGACTACTTCGGCGTGGAGACTTCATGGCACGGAAGACGCAGCAAGCCTATGGACTGTCCTAATTGCGGAGAGCGCATCAAAGCTGGAGTGGCTTTCCACCGTACGGAAGAAGGCGGAACCTGCGTCCTTGACTGGGCACGCACGGTCAAGGCCGGTGCACGTACGATTCAGCAAGCCGTTGACGCAGGTGCATTTGCAGATGTGGCAGAAGCCCGTGAAGCAATGGGACTAAAGCCGCTGGCACCTAAGGCTGTAAAAGGTGTTGTACCAACAAAAGACTCAGAACTGTAGGACAAGCCGTGGGTTTCCCTCAGAGAGACCCACGCAAATTTCAGTATCAAAGCTTACCGGGCAAAGGGCATCATGAGTAACGATGTCTGAGTCCATCGCGAATTGAGGCTTAGAGCCCGGTATGTAAACTTTTAGAGAGCGAGCCAACGTGAACAGCGTTGGCCTCTTTTCGTGTTTATAGGAGCAGTACAAAATGTCTTCACCAACGATCAACGGTAATCTAGCGGGCATGCAGGACACAAGTCTACTTACTATATCAAACCTAGTTAGGGCTTTAATCAACGACTCACAAGCAGGTTTGACAGGTACTCCCGGGGAGGGGCAAATCTGGGTCGATAATAGTTCTGTAGCACCTTTTGTACAGCCTTTACTAATGTCTGCAATACGTAATCTCTACAGACAACTGCGCAATGTCGGAGACCCATCCCTCATTTATGACTCATACATTATCTCTGGTATAACCCCGGTGAACGGAGCAAATGGTCTCGGAATGCCGGACCCTGCTACGCAAGTTTTTATCTCCCAAAATGGGTACTTTGATGGCACAGAGATTTGGCCCAACCTCACTCTGCCTAGCAATATGCTAAGTTTAGAGAAAGTTTGGGAACGGCAAACAGGAACGAACAACACCTTCGTGCAAATGCGACAGCCCCAAGGGGGCATGGGTTCCCGTCCGCAACAGCCTTCATTTATAGAGTGGGAATGGAGGAGTTATCAATTGTGGATGGTGGG